CGTGTCAGCTCATTGCTTTCAGCTTATCTTGACATTGAAAGTGTCTGCCAATGACAGCCAGCACAATCGGATCATCTGTCCGAACACCATTGGCGAATGCATTTTCTGCATTGGCAGCTTCGATCTATAGCTCAGTCCCTGAGACAGTGATCAGCCCAGCAATCGTGTTGATTCCAGATTCTCCATACCTCGAACCAAATTTGATCAACCAATCAACCACAAAGCTTCAGGTCAATCTTGTCGTGACAGCGATTGTGAATTACAACAGCAACGCTGGTTCGCTGGATAACCTCGAACAGCTTGTGGTCAGCATTCTCGGTGCAATGCCATCGGGATACATTGTGGGAGCTGTCGAGCGACCAACAGTGGTTCAGATCGGTGCAGGATCATTTCTTGCTGCCGATATTTCAGTCTCAACCCAATACACCAATTGCCAGCGATGTTTTGCTGATGTAATCCTCAACGCCAGCAATTTGCTTTGCTGTGGCTGATGTGGTGTTTTCAATAGTCAGCTGAAGATTGCGCTGTGCCTTTTCATCGGCAGCTGCATTCTCGATTGCGACCTTTGCATATGCGCCAATCGCCGCGCCAGCTGCGGCAAATGCCAAAGCTGCCTTTTTTCCAAAAGCTTCAAATTGACCGCCAAGCGTGTCTGACTGTTTTCCAGCCGTGTTCATATTGGTGCTGAAATTGGCAATGTCAGCCAGCAAAGCCAGCTTCAAGGTTCTACTTTGTGCCATCAGCGATCCCATTCTTTCAAAATGTTGTCAAAGCCATTTTCCCACTCACGGATCAAATATGGCTGCTCTGCTCGAAGTGTCGGATATATAAACCAACCTTTCGAACCGCGACCTTCACGACCCGACCACTTTGGAAATTGTTTATATTTGTTTGAGCCGAATTCGTAACCGCCCCAAAGCTGTTGTGTTGTGCCGCCGCCTGACAATCGCTGGGAAGCAAAACCAAAGCTGATCTCGCCGATCTTTGATGACTTTGAAACACGCGAACCTTGCGCGATCATTGGTGCAACCTGATTGAAAGATTGACCAGCGGCATCGATGATCTTCCGCTGAAGATATGTCGCTAGTGCTCCCGATTGTGTTTTTGCAGCTTGTACAGATTCATCATCCATTGCTTTGAAGGCACGAATGACAGCTCTCAGTTCGGTCTTGTCGTACGCGACCTGATCAGCTGCCATTCCTGCTCTCCAATATCTCCAAAGCTGTCAATATATCTTCCGCGCTTTGCCATTCGCTCATTGGAATTCCAGTGGCTAATGCCACCTCAACCAGTAAGCGACTTACGCTTCCGCGCTTGTGGCTTTTGGGTCATCATCTCCGACTCTTACATCAGCGATGGTTTCCATCCAAGCCTCATACGGCTTCACAGGCTTTCCAGCTGAACCGCGCTTCATGGCGTGATAAGCCAAAAACATCAGATCATTGATGCCGATCTTGTCTTGTGCCTGTGAAATGGTGTTGCCAGTTTTCACTTCCCACTTTGCCCATTCAGGCGGCTGCGCGATGTAAATATCTGATTCGCCATTGTTGTATTCGATTGTGATTGGTAGCTTCATTTTTTCTCCCGATCTCTAGTTTTTAGCTGAATGTCTCTGTTGGTGCAGCTGTCACTGTGAAGTTTAGCGTTACAGTTTGAGCATCAGGTGCTGTGCCGCCCACTGTTGGGAATTCAGGCAAAACATTGAATGCAAAAACCGCGCCTGAAACAGCTGTCAATGAAACAGCCAAAGTTGTGTTCGGTGCTGATTCTGCCGCTGTCCATAGTGCTTCGCACAGTGATGATGTTGCTCCCCAGTCTGCAAGCATTTCGACTGAAAAAGTCCATGTGTCATCGATGTGCTTGAAAACTTTGCCATCGAGGGTCTGATATGCCTCAATGGTTGGTGAGTTTTGAAGGGTCGCTGATGTTGCCTGTGCATCGTAGTTTGTGGTCGCAATCGTCAATGTGAGATCGCGACCCGTGATGATTGTCGTTGCCACTTTTGTGCTCCTTAGTTTGTCTGGGTGTATTGAGTTGAAACAGAAATATCGGCAGCAAGAAATGATCCTGCACCGATCTGAACCACTGTTGGTCGCTCGACAGCTCCCACAATGTATCCCGATGGCATTGCACCGAGAATGCTGACGACAAGCTGCTCCAAATTATCTAGTGAGCCAGCGTTGCTGTTGTAATTGACAATCGCCGTCACGACAAGATTCACCTGAAGTTTTGTGGTCGATTGATTGATCAAATTTGGTTCGAGATATGGAGAATCTGGAATCAGCACGATTGCTGGGCTGATCACTGTCTCAGGTACTGAGCTATAGATCGAAGCCGCCAATGCAGAAAATGCATTCGCCAATGGTGTTCGGACAGAGCCGCCGATTGTGCTCGCTGTCATTGACAAATCGATTCGACATCAAGATATGCTGAAAGCAATGAGCTGACGCGAGCCGCGAGATTTTTGCCCATGCGGTAGGGTGTTGAAGCAAAATCGACACCTTCGATTTGTCCGCCAGCTGCGATGCGAGATTGAAATACTTCAACGCTGACCACCAAGATAGCTGATTCGATCGCATCATTGTCTGCATAAAGTGTTGCAGCTGAATATCCTGAAAGTGTTGCTGTGCCAGCTGGGATCGATGTTCGCAATGTGACATCGGCATTTGTGATTGCAGCTGTGAATGAATAAGGCGTGATGCTTGTGTCTGTAACAGTTACAGTGGCAGAAAATGGAGCTGGGAGACCAGCTACGACAACAGACTGACCTGCAACAAAGTGATGTGGTCGCTGGGTGTAATAGTAAGCGACATTTGATTCAAGCTTGTAATCAACAACAGCAACCTGATTTGCGATCAGCAATGGCAAGATCACGGATTCAGCTGTGTTGATAATTTCATCAAGATAAGCATCTGAATAAAGGGAAGTGCTCACACCGAGCACTGTTCGCAACTGTGCAGCTGTGACGATTGCTGGCATGAGCACTTCTCCTTTGATTCTGCTCGGCTGAGATCGGGAGAACCCAGCCGATGATTAGTTTGTGGCGATTAAGCCTTATTGTTCTTGAATGCGCCAGCTGCGATCTTTGTTGCCAAAGCTCCGTAGCCGTAGTATCCGATTGTGATCTGACCTGAAGCAACTACATCTGCGCGAAGGCGGTATGTATTTCCCTCGTACCATGTGTATGCATCTGGGTTCACGATCAAGATTGTTCCATCAGCATCTGTTGCAGCTAGTGATGGATCAACATAAAGATCAAGACCTGCAACATTGCCACGCAATGAATCTGGGCGAGCAACGCCGCCAGCATTCATAGGTTGCTGAGCTGTGTAAATTGGGCGACCTGAATCATTCAGTGTCATCACATTTGACCACTGACCTGTTCCCATGATGATGTTCTTTGCGAAACCATTTGGGAGACCAGCTGTTGCGCCATAAACTGATGCAGCTCCACGAGCTACAACACCAAGAAGCTCTGCAGCTGTTGGGTATGTTGTTGTGGTTGTGCCGTCAGCTGTTGCAGCTGATACGAGAGCTGCTGAAACATAGGCATTTTCTGCCTTTGCCTTAGCTGCAGCCATATTTCGTACAAGCTCCTCAAAGAATGCAGGTGAGCTGCGGTCGAGGATTTGTGTCGAGAATGTCTGTTGCCCACTGAAGGTCTTGACATCCACAGTGATGAAAGCTGAGTTTTGGTCAGTTTCTGATGGTGTTCCTTCTTCAGCTGTGACAGCAACTGTTGGTGCAACTGTGATCTTTGGAATTTCGAAAGTCATTCCAGCATCAGGCAATGCACCGCGAGAGATTGCATCGATTGATGGACGGATCATTGTTGAAAGACCATTGACAACCTCTGAAAGCTGGCGTGTTGGTACAAGACCAGCATTGTCGGTTGTGTTGTCAGCTGCGCGAACATACTGACGAGCATCTTCATCGCCCATTGCTGCGCGAATTGTGTTTTCTACATACTTTGCGGCTGTGAACTCTAGGCGTGGCTTTGTAAATGAGCCACCCACTACAGGTGCAGCTGCCTTAATTGACTGAGTAGCTTCCACCGACTCTACGGCTTCCGCGTTTGTGACGGCGTTTTCCACTTCGTCTCCTTCTTGTGTTGTTGGGTTTTCTGCATCCACATCGGATTCAGAAACTTCAGGTGCTTCTTCTTCAGCTTCGGTTGCTGCGACTTCTTCAACGCGAGCATTTTTGAAAGCTGGATTGTGTGTCAATGCAACGCCTGTCAAAGTACCTTTTGAAATCACAAGCGTTCCATCTTCAGCCCATGTGTATTCTTCGGCTTCAACTTCAATTGAGAAACCATCGCGAAGCCCATCCTGTGCCTCGACCAAGCTGTCTGAACCAGCTGTTGTGTTGGCAATCTTAAAAATTCCATCCATCGTTGATTGATCAGCTGAAAGTGAAATATCAATTGCGCGACCGATTGGGCGATCAGATTGGTGCTCCAAATTAAGTTTCACCAATGCTGGCTCAACTGAACCTTTTTCGAACATGACTTTTCCTGTTGATGCATTTGCAGCAACGCCAAATTCGAGAATTCGACCAGCAATTGTTCGGGCATTTGTATCGGCTGCACTGACCTTGAATGGTGTTGTTACCTTCACGAGATCATCTCCTCTGCTTTTCTGATTTCATCGATTGTGATTGCTGCATTTCCTTCGGCATCAACAATGCCGCTGAGAATCTTGTACACATTTGCTCTTTCAATTGCATTGCCGCGAAGGTATGAGTCCAAATCAAATTTTGCAATTTGTGATGAAGGTAGAAAATCCGGCATGCTCATTCTTTCCTCAATGGCTGTCATCATTGGGCGAAGTGAAAAGTCCAGCAATGATTTCCTGGTGGTTTCGCTGTTGCTGTATGTCATTGATGATCCAGTTTCAGCATCAACAAAAAATGCTGGAATTCCAATTGCGCGAGCAAGCTCTGTCGCGATGTAGCTTCTTGCTTTTGCCAGCTGTAATTTTTCAGGATCGAATCCGATTGTTTCCATTGAAACATCGGCATTCAGAAATGCTGTGCTGCGATTACGGCGAGAAGCTCCCCATGCATCGAGCAAAGCTCTGATGCGATCAGCTGGCAATGTTGTGCCATTTGATTTGAGAACCATTGACGGAATTGGCTCGCGAGCATAATTTGCAGCCGCCTTCTCTAATTCTGCGCCTGTTCGTATTGTTCGCCCTGCGCGATTGAGAAGCCCTTCATCGTTTCCATAAAACACGACAAGCGAACCGACACCGCTATTTGGCACATACATTCCATCAACCATGTATGAAGTGATCTCTGTGCCCAAAGCGTTTGTGTTGATCGTGACTCGTGTAGGTGCAATGCGTTGCACACTTCGAACTCGTAGCGTGTCCTTATACAGCTCGGTGATTTGCCAATATGCATAACCATGAAACAGTAAATCTTCAGCTGTCCACACATAGGTTGCTGCACCATTGATGCGTGGATCAGGTGTGCGAAATACTCGTGGCACATCTTCGATTTCCATGCCAGTGTCGCGATCCCACACTTCAATGCCAATCGATGCAATCGATGAACAAATGATGTTGCGACCGCGAGCAACTGTTGGAATGCTCATTGCTTCTTCGCGTGTAGCTATTTGACCAGCTGCAACCCAATATGAATTCAATGAATCAGTGGTATTGACAGGCGCAAGCGATGCAGCAACATCGGTTGTCTGCACAGGCGCGGCTGTTTTCACAGCTGGCACAAATAGATCACGAAATCCCATGCCTGAATTTTCTCAGGCGTTACACCTAGCCGACCAAGATATCAATTTCCGTCTCTTGGCGTGTCGCAAAGTGTGTCACGAGAGCTGTTGCTACAGCTGCACACACAGCCGCTTGTGAAGCTCTGCGACCAATGACCCAGCCACCATCTCCACGCCGCAATTGCACAGCTGAAAGCATTTGTGTCGTCAGCTCACTGTTCGGCTTGTGATGAAGTCGCCCTGAATTGATAGCTCCCAGCATTTCATCGCAAGCTTGCGGATACGCCGAATCCATGTCGAAGATCGGGATTCCAGCTGGCTGCATTCGAGCTGCAACAGCTCCCGATGTGCGGCGGCTGTAGAGAAGATATTCCATCGCGTACTTTCGGCAATAGTGAGCCGCATCATTTGCGATCGCTTTGTCATCGAGCTGAAGATCGTTTGTCCATGTGTGCAACAGCTTCACATTGAATCCTTCATCGCCACCACGCTTTTGTGCTCCCACCAATGCAGCGTGTTTTCGATCGGGTGAAATATCGATCGCCAGCCATGTCAGCTTTTCAGGATCAAGCTCGACAGCATCATCGGCACAAGCTTGCCATTTGGCAGAATCCACACAGCTATTGA